GCTTTTAAACAGTTCGTCTACAAGATCAGATTTCTTGCGAGTAACGTCTCGGCGTTCCGCTGTAGCTTTAAGCGACAATTGCTCACGCTGACCTTTAGCAAGAACGTACTCACCAATCATCGTGCAGTAGCATTCTGCGGGGATATCAAATCCCATCTCCATCAACCACATCACATCGAACTTAGCGTTGTGTGCTACGATCACATCAGCTTGCTTTAGAGCCTCACGCAGAGGCGCTGGGCTGTCAGGGTTAGGTTTATCGTTGTGGTGGAATACAAGTGTTTGAACAGGCTCACCCAACCAGCAATAGTGTGCCGAAACGCATCGATTGTCTGGGTTGAAGGGGGAGTTGTCTATTTTGCCATCAAATCTTTGTACCGTTGTTTCTAAGTCTAAAACCAATATCTTCTTCATTTAATCCGCCCGTAGAATTTTGTTGTTATTGTTGGGTCGTGCCGGTCAAACAGATGCCAGCTACAGTTGTCCTTGCCCGTGGTGTTATCGAACCACTTGACCCGCCCCACGCTCACAACTTTGCGAAGTCGGGGGAGGAAATGTATTGACTGTTTTGTGTGGACCCAATCGCTATCAAACAGCAGCCACGTAGGCCGCAGGTCTGAGAAGGCTTCGATCATCGGGTGTAGGATCTTCCGATCCCACGGCGGGTTTGTAATGATCACATCCGAAACATTTAGATGCTTCTCCTGCAACAGAAGGGCGTCTAGCCGCTCTATACCCACGCCCATCGGCTCTATGTCGTAGGCCTCAGAGCATGTGCAGCCAGCTTCGATCAGTGACTTGATCAATGCCCCGTCACCCGCACAGGGTTCACAGAAGTACTGAACATCCTGCAGGTGTGGTATTAGTGGCATTACGGCTGCTGCTGGGGTCTTATAGAAATCCCGTGGGAGCCTTTCGAAATCAGAACGCTTACCCATTACACTACCTCCAGATTATTCAGCATAACGAGATACCTCTGGCTGGATGTTGCAGTAGATGGCACCGTGGAATCCAGAAAGCTTGTTCTTGGATATGTACAAACAACGCTCAGTGTTTTGTTCATCGTCGCCGCCACCTGCAGCCTTACCAATACCGATGATCACATCTGCTTCCGCAGCCTTGCCTGTCTTGGAACCTTCCAACATGGAGAAGTCGATGCGGGTCTTACCCTCTGCTTCTGCCGATGCTTGGCTGACTGCGATTAGCGCACAGTTGTGTCGCTTACTTAGCTCACGAAGTGCGGTGTAGAGAGAACGAATACGTTCGTGTGATGAATTGTGTGTGCCGGATATGTGAACCTTATCCGCCTGATCGATCACTAAGATGTCTGGTTTGATACGCTCACAGTAAGCATTGATCTTATCTAGATCCCAATCCTGGGTGTCTTTGAAGATCAGCTTATCACGGATGCTGGTATAGATAGATCGTGCCAGTTCTGGCTTCTCTGCAATCTCTTCACGGGTCATGCCAGAACATGCCTGTACCGCACGCAGCTTAGTACGCATGCTTTTCTCTTCATTGCCCAAGTACAAAACCTTGGCCCCTTGGCTACAGAAGCCACCAGGTGCTGCACAGATACTAACCATGAAGGCAGACTTACCTGTCTCAGGTCGGGCAGCTACAATAGCAAAGTCACCACCACCAAGGCCGTACAACTGGCGGGACAGGGTGGATATGTTAAACTCAAATTTGTTCTCGTTAGATACTTCAGCCAGCAGTTCGTAGATATCGTCAGTGATGTCTTCGCCAAAGTCGTCTGGCATGTAGCTGTCGGTGATACGCTCTAGTAGGCCTTGTAAGCGGCGTAGGGCAGAGGGGTCACCCTCAGACATATTGATACCCAGGTTAGCTACCTCACGCCCTATGTCCTTACGCCAAAGGTTGTTGATAACATCAGATGCAATGTCAGTGCTGATAGCTTCTGCATGTTTGATCTGGTCCACAACATCACGGACTTCGTGGATCTCTGCGGATGTAGCTACGGGGTTTTGGGATAGCCAGATACTGTAGACTTCGTCTGGGCTAATATCGTGTTCGTATTTTTCGTGCGCCTGTTTAACCAAATCATAGATATCTGCGAAGTCGTCGCTGAATAGGCTTCTGCGTAGGTTGGCCTGATTCTCTAAGTAAGTGGCGTTATTCAGTAGTGTTTTTATTAGTTGTTGCTCCATAGGTCTGCGTCCTCAATGGCTTTAATTGTGCCACCTTGAATAACACCTAGTGCAAATAAAAAAACCCCCAATCTTGCGACTGAGGGTCTTTTCTTAATTTATTGTTTGTTATCAGTTAGTTCTGGCGGAACTTCATCTTGCTGATGTCAGGGCTTTGATCGCCTCTGCGTTCTTTCATGTCTACCTGATGGAACACCACACGTTTGTTACCTTTGACAATCCCTGCGATTGCCTCTTCTAAACGTGCCTGTTCTTCAGCGGCTTCTCTGAAGCCTCCATCAATATCGTAATCTATTACGACGATTCCACGAGCTTTCATGCTATATAATCCATATTATTTGGTTGTTGTTTCGCAGTTGTCCTCTGCGCCGATGTGTCTTTATCGAAAGCGTGGTGGGGCAGCAACAGGATTTTGAGACAGTGCAAATACAAGCAAGCCTTTTGTAATAGCATAGCTGGCAATGCATGCTTTAACAGTAGACATCTTTCTACGGGCACGGCTACCACTTGCTCCAACAACATAGGACCAAGTGAATAGCCCCATTACTCTAGCAGTGCGTATATCTGTTGCGTAGATAGACATTTTAAATCCTCTTTTGTTAAGCGTAAGTTAGTTATTAAACCATGTCGCTTAGACAGGTAGACTGCTTTACTACTTGCGTCATTGTCAAGAACTAATGTTACTTTAATGTACTTAGCTAGTTGTTTTCTTAGGGGAGCAGTTAAATTAGTTCCTAAGAGCGCAAATCCGGTAAAATCTGTTAACCTACTAACAGCACATGCTGATGCAATATCTTCAACTAAAACAACATGTTGGCCTGTTCCTACAGAAATACCTACCGTAGTGTCTCCGTACTTCCACCACTTAGGAAGACGATCATCTAGTGCCCGCCCTACAGCCCCTGTGCCATCGTTTGTGTAAAATAAGACACGGTTCTCTTTGGGTGAGTACTTAACTTTGATCAACCCTGATTCGTATGCTTCTAAAGAATTAACTTCCTTTAGGTACTCCATTGCAGGGATATGCTTCCGCACAGATGTGGTCATGGCAGGTAGACGGTTTAGTGCCTTAACAGGGCGGCGAGTAGGTGCGCCACTTACATAGTTCTTCAATGCATTGATATCACGCTTGCCTCTAAGACTACCCTTAACTGAGCAGGATGCTCGGAAACAGTTCCACACCAGAACACCATCAAAGCGGTCTAGTGTGAACTTGTTCCTGCCCCCACAAAAGGGACAGGTAAGTGTTTTATGTTCGCCGTCAGCCAGCTTAATCTTCTGGATGACACTGACCTGTTCTTTGTAACTAAACATTGTGATTTATTCTGAAGTGTTCGCCACAGTCTTCACAGTGGTGATGGAATAGATATGAACCTGCATCCAAATCATCCAACTCTTGTAGACCTGTCTTAAACTTTGGGTCAGTCAGATACACTACTAGCAATGTAGGGTCTCCAACCCGTATTAATGTACAGCATGTTTCACAGGCACATGGCCTAGTTGCTTCATACTCTTCTACACCTTCAAGTGATCTTATCTTTACTCTGCTCATTGGTTGTCCTCACTAACCTTTACATGGGACTAACCCTGGGGCGGGTTAGCCGCAGGCTACACCTAATTTACGATTAGTCAACCACCTTGTTGCGCCAGTTAGTTATGGGCGTAGTAACTTACCACCCTGCATAACCCATTGTTTTTCCTGGGTTTTAGCCATAACCTGAAGGTCGTAGGTTCAAATCCTACTCCCGCAACCAAGTACCTGTAATCATTAGGCGAATCCTGATGGTTCTATTCTATTCCACAACATTCTATTTATTTCAATGTAGAATCAAATCTTCCATCATCGGAAAGATTAATGTGATCGCTTTACCAATAGCCAAAGCCAGGTCCATGTGTTCCTTCTGAGTGCCATTCGCAGAGCGCAGTTCAACGTAGTGTATCCAGCTTCGGATGGTACCATTGGCCGTCACACGGGACACTGTGTTGCCTTCTGGGAGGACCGCACGGGCCTGTTCTTTGGCAATGCCACGCTCAAGTGCAGCACGGTACAGCAGCTTAGACTGTTCAATATGGTGAAGCTGGTTAGCCTCCCACCAATCTGCAACGCCTGTATCGTCGATGTCAGCGAGGGCAATACTGTTCTGTCGGTTCTTATGGTCCTGTAGTCGAGCCTCACGGGTAACAAATGCAGTGTCCATGTCTTCAGGGTTGGCATACCGCTGGCTGAACTCCTGGAAGCTGAAGGATCGATGGCGCAGGAACTGTCGGGCAATGTCCCGTGTGGTTTCCACTTCAATCACAGCAGAAGCCATCTCGAAGGGAGACCAGTGCTTGTGCTTGATCAGATAGTTTAGAAGGCGGCTGCTTTCCTCTAGGTTCGTCTGGCCCTGCGGGTTGCTGACCTTTGCACAGTAGGCAATCAGATCCTGTACGCTCTCTATATTTAGATCCAGATCAGGTGCTACTTGTGTGTAGCCTAGTAAGGTTGCTTTCATAGATTTTTCCTCAATTCATCACGGACTGCTACGATCAGATCGATCAGTCTCTCAGTTGTTTGTTGGCAGGGCTTGCCTGTAAGCCGCCGCATTTCTGTTTCGAAGGCCTTTCGGGCCTCAGTTACGTCTGTATTCATCCAAACCTCAGATTTTGTGCCGAAGATGCCAATTTCTTTGTCTTTTTGACGTAAATATTGAGCATTTGGCGGGATTTATGGCCTGTAACCGCTGCAATCTGGTCTTCAGTTGCACCATTCTCAGCCAATTCA